CGGTCACAGCTAATGGTGTGACAAAGGTTGCGTCATCGCAGACTCAGTCACAGGTTTGTGGTTTGAAAAAGGCAACTGCTTTGACAAAAGCGAAAAACGAACTGAACACAAAATCCACGTATAAAGGGACCTTGAAGATCCCGATTTTACCAGGGATTGAGTTGGGTGATTTGGTGCAGGTTGACTTTGATGAATTCCCTGACATGAAAGGCAAGACATTGTTTATTAATAATATCAAGGAGGACATTGACAATCAAACCTACACTCTCGAGTTACTGGAGGGCAAATCTCACTATGACAACAAGTATGAGGGAGCCTACGTCATCTATAACAAGAGCGGTAAACTCATCAAAGCGAACAGTAAGAACCCTTACAAGGCCAAATGTTCAAGTGTTAATGTCAATATTGGTGTGAAAGACAGTAGCGCAATAGCTAAGAAGATACGATTAAAAGGCCAGAAACTCGGCAGTGTCAAGAAATGCTACAAATGGCTACGCGTCAAATCCGCAGGCGGAACCGGCGGATGGAAATACAAGTCCTATGGCAATCACATTGTCAAAAGCGAAAAATACAATAAATTCGGTCCGAAATCTGCGGAGAAATGCTGGGACAAAAAGACGGCAAACTGTTGTGACTTCGCATGGATATTCGCATTACTCTGTAAAGGAGCAGGGAAGAAAGTCGGTATTAAAAAGGCACAGTATAAGACTTTGACTGGTGCGAGTAAAGGCCATATGTGGAATTACTATAAAAGCCGTCAATATGACTGCAGTAACAATAGCAAAATAAGCATTGACCTGAAAAAGGTCGAAAAAGTAACATAAAATTAAAAGGTGGAACTAATGCCTAATGAAGAAATTTACGGTGTAGATTACAGTAGCACCGGTGGAGTCAGCAGTACTGGTGACATATTATGTGTCAGCGGACTGGATAATGCACGACAAGCTATCCGAAATGCAATGATTACACCCTTAGGTGCATATCCCAGTGTTGATGATGAATACGGGAGTGAAATCTACACTTTACACGGTGAAGACCTGACACCTGCACAACTGCAGGCACTTGAAGTCCACATCCACAATTGCCTGATGGATGAGGAACGGGTTGAAGAGATTCAGGACATTGAACTGAAACTCACCGAAACTGGATTGCGAGCATACATGCACGTATTACTCGTTAATGGTACAGAAGAAGAAATCACATTCGATATGGAGGAAATCTAATGGCGGAAGAGGATGTTGAATTCATCACATTTGATGGAGACACAATCACAAAGAGCGATTATCGTGACGAAATCATTGATCAGTTCATACAATCGAACTATGAAGGCCTTACTAAAATCACCGACTTCAATGTTGGAAGTGAAGCTTATCACTTAGCTGATTTGATGGCGGTCCTGATGCTTGAGCACAGGGAGGATATTGACAATAATTATCGTATGAGCATGATACACTATGCTGAAGGCGAATTCTTGGATAATTTCGGGGACATGGCAGGTGTTCACAGACACCAATCCGCACCCTCTGTCGGTGAAGTGACTTTTACTTTAGCGGAGGCAAGTACGGATATTGTTGAGATTCCTGCTGATACTGTTGTTGCAACCGATGATGCAATCAGCTTCATACTAACCGATGATGTCACCATTTATCCTGGTGAACTCTCTGGTAGTGGTGAAGCATTATGCGAGCAGGACGGTGAATTCACAAATGTATTGCCTGGTACTGTTAATATTATCATATCTGAATTGGAAATAAACGGACTATCAGTTACAAATGAGGATTATTTCTATGATGGTGCAGATGTTGAAGAGGATGATGAGTACAGGGCAAGGATTTTGAATGCTCCTGGTAATGTTCCGACCGGCAGCTTGCCGTGGTTCGAGAATGTTGCAATGAACGATGAAAGTGTACAGAATACTGTGCATGATGTCATTGCCAGGAAGAATGTTGCGACCTATGATGAGGACATTGTCATGTATTTCCGAGCATTAGACGAAACAGACACTGTTGTCATTGATGGAGTGACTGTTTTAAGAGCATATGCTGAACTGGTGACATTATTCGAAGAACCAGAGTATAATATTGTCGGAATCACAATGGCATTCGAAGCCGGAGAATCAAAGACCGTATTGCCTGCGTCAACTACTGTCAGTGGGGATACTATAAACTATCTCTATGCGGTTGTCCTTGATGATGACGTCCAATTATCCGATGTTCTTGATGATATCGAGGGGGTAATCATTGCTTTCAATGATGATGCAAAGCTTGGAAATACTTTCAGTCCGGACACTCTCGTTGCAGAGATTGAAGACAGTGTTGAAGGGGTGTTCCGTTGCCGTATCGTCGAGCATAATGTCACTGACAGCACCTATTCCGAAGTCACTGATAACAATTACAATATCACCTGCAACAATGATGAATATTATGCGATTGATGAAACCAATCTCGATAATAGGATTACTGAGGCTGCTTTCACAATCGACCTGACACCATCCAACTGAGGTGAATAATGTATGTATGATGAGATTACCGTTAACGGAGAACCATTTGTCAGCATGAATGGTGAGATTATATGCGACGAGTATCTCGATGAGAACAACCCCATGAATCCGCCATCAAGTTTTGGCTGGTTCATCTATATGATAATAGGTGGGGGCTTTGATAAGATGGATGAGATGACAAATACTTTCTTGAATGATTGTGATGTTGTTTCCGCAAATCCAAAAAGCCTTGACCGGTTTTATGGTGCAAGTATGAACCTGCCAAGACCAACCATTACAGATGGTTCAGACCAGAGATTGTTGACAGATAGGGAATATGCTGCATACTTGTATCTCAGGAACAGTCAATTATTAACAAGGTTAGATTTGTTATCTGCTTTCGGTCATTGCATGGGCGACGAAACCCTCGAAGACAACTACGGTGGAGTCACTGTCACCGATGAAGTCAATGGGCAATGGATGGCGGTTGACCATTTACATTATGAAAGCCCAACCGACAATCCAAGTTCCAACATTTCAAGGAACAGTGAAAGTGACATGAACTATATAGTCAACCAAGGCAGCACCGCAGACGTCAATGTCATCCCTGGAGAAACCACCTACACAGGGGAATATGTCACATATGTGAACATCCCACACGGGAACTGGAGTCCTGCATTCCTCGACTTCCTGAAAGACTACATCAGCATAAAAGGGAATGTGCTTGTCCGTGAGGTCGTATTATGATTGACTATGATGGCCTGATGAATGCAGTCAAAGACATGCTGGTGGAAGATGACTGGGATTATTATGACTTGAACACGATCGTCAGGAATGCCGAGTTATGCTGGGATGATACTGCGGTCAAAGTCAAGTCTACTGATTTTGAATTTATTTTTGATATTGTTAGTTATGAATGTTTGAGCGTGGAATGCGCTGATTTAACAGAAGAGGAAGAAGAATAAAAAAGGAGAAGATAATTATGAGCTGGGATTCCTATTTCAAAAACGAAGATAAACCCTATGCTGAGAACTTAAACGATGCTTTAATCTTATTGGATGCTTTTGACATCACCGTCCCCACTAAGATGCCTGACATGTTCAGTAATGGGCAGTTCAGCAGCACAACCGAAGTGGAAAGGAAATGTGGAGTAGCTATTGTCACCTTGAAGAGTGTAGCAAGCGGGGTGACTGTTGGTACATCAAGTATCAGCGGAACCGGTGCCGTTACTTTCAGAGTATATCCGAACTTCAATAGCTTCTACAAATGGAAGTCTATTGTATTAGACAAGACCGGTACTGTGTCAATTGGTTTTAAGAAAGCTGATGGTACAACCATTTCTGCTACCGTGGCAAGTGATGGTACTATCAGTGAAGCGAATGCATTGAAGGAACTGGCACCTATTGACGTGACATTAACATTGACCTCAGCAACAATAAACAGCATTACAATCGCTTTCGTGAATAATCAGACTTCAAGGGCAAGGTCATCAGCGAACATCGATGCAAGTTGTCTGATTAACATTGATGGAACCGTTGCAGAAAACGATGAAAAAGCAGTGAACGGTGACACTGTTTATACTGCATTGGATAATTTATCTGATAGTATTGCCGGAGACATTTCATCTTTATCCGATACTGTTGACGGTAAACTGGATTTAAAGGAGAGCTTGAGCAATAAGGTCACTACATTGGACAATAGCAGTTCACATTATCCATCTTGTAGTGCAGTCAAGGCAGTGACAGATGGTAAAGCCAATAGTAGCCATACTCACACAGCTTCACAGATTACCGGATTAATTAATGCAATCTATCCAGTGGGTTCAATATATGCGAATGCATTAAGCGACACCAATCCTGCAACATTACTCGGAGTCGGTACTTGGCAGAAGATTGAAGCGAAATTCCTATTCGCAAGTGGTGAGATACCAATTGATGCAACAACCTCCGCAGGTTTTGATAGAGGAACAACCGGTGGAGAATGGAGACATACATTAACAACTGATGAGATGCCAAGCCATACACATATTCAAAACGGCCATAGTCA